AGGTGCCTCTCCCGCCGCCGACCGTACCCATAACCGCCAACGTCCATCGTTCTCGCACCTCGCAAATACCGTCACTCGTCAATAATCTCCAAACCCGTCCGCTCCTCGTAATCGTCCATCACCCACACCCGCCAATTGTCCACCTCGTCCTCGTCCACCTCATGATTCGCCCGCAACCGCATCTCCATGCCGTCAGGCCGACACACCGCCCGAAACGCATACCACCGACCTTTCGCCATGACGAACAACCCGTATGTGTGCGCCTCGCTCAATCCTCACCCCCCGTCAACCGCTCAACCTCCAACCGATGCATCGCCTCCTCACTTACGACCCGCGCCTCCATGTCCGTCACCTCGCCCCGCGCCAATACCAACAAATCCTCCAACTCGGCTATACGCTTCTCCATCCCAACGCACCTGGCGCACGGTAGCTCAGCCGGTAACTGGAACTCGTGTGGACGCATCAGTCCGATGAGGTGTCCGTCGAGGTGTCCGATGAGGTGTCCGACACTTCGTCACCTCCGCCCATCGCAGTGCCGTCAGTCGCACCATTCGCACCGTCGATGGTGTCTGGCGAAGTGTCCGATGGGGCGTCCGTCGAAGTGTCGGAATTCCGCGTGTGCGATTGTTTTAGACGGGGTGGGGTGTTGGACTCCTGGCCCCCGGTCGTTGGGGGTTCCCCCCGGTCATTCTCAGCAAAACCATCGTCCTGGGGTGAATCTGGTGTGAGTTTCTCGGGCAATGCTGCTGCTTGCTCCGTTTCAATCGCATTCGCGGCGGATACTACATCCGTTTCAAGCCGGGCAGACTGCAACCCGGCAAGCTGATCCGCGCTGATCGAGGAGGAAACATGCATGGATCGGACATCGACTTTCTTCGAGGTTGCGTACTCATCGCTGAACCTGGCGCCAAGTAGCTTCATCGCTAAATGCCCGTCACCATTGGCGATTCCTTCGTTCACCGTGCCCAACGCAAATGCTTGGTACTCGGACTCCGCCTGTCGGATTGCATCCGAAAGGTCGGAGTATCTCTTCGTCCAGTCGTAGAGGTTCGATGTCGGTATGGCGGCAAGCGCACATGCCCGCATAATCGGCAGTCCGCTTCTGATATTCTTCAGCAAAGCCTCGATGCGGTCAGGCGTATATCCCGTCCTTCTTCCGCACTTCACGCCACTGCCGAGTTTGCTTTCCTGGTCGGCTCTTGCGGTCAGGACGCTTTTCGGCATGGCGATAGGCGCATTGCGAAGTGCCTCCAGCCTCGACGCCTTCTCCTCGGCGGAGATGGTGTTCTTGACGATGGGAACGGCTTTTTTCTTTGCCGTGGTTTTACGTTTGCCTGCCATCGCGTTCTTTCAGTATGTAGCCACTGGGCCAACAGTTCTGATTGTCGTTGATCTCGTCTCGGCAATGCGATTCCCGGTGACCGTCCAAGGCGGAGTGAACACGTTTCTCGCCACACTTCGGGCAATCGAACTCATAGCGTTCTATGCCGTCCACCCAGGTAACACGTTCACACTCCATGATCGGCAACTCGTCCTTCGGTTGCTCGCCGCTCATGCTTTCGCTTGTCGTTATTCCTGCCATAATTCGTAAAGTCTCACCAACCGACCCGAGCGTTGAAGTTGTGAATTATTGAGAACTTTCCTATTGCCGCCCGGTAGGTAGCGGACTTGGCGCCAGGTCGGCTGGTTAAATTCTCCTCGCCAGTCCATGCCTCCTTAGACGCATCTCCGGAGGTCTTGCCAAGTTCAGGCGAGGACGGTGGTGCCGCGCATCGTTGCCCGGTTGTCCCACCAAATTCGTTGGTTAAATTCTTCATACTATCGACCACTCGTAACCGTTCCATGATCGGTGTTGCGCGTCTCGACTTGGTCGGATTCTCGGCGGGGCGAACACTCGTCTTTCCCGGGCATACTCGTTTTCGGGAAGTTGAATGAAGCGGATGAATCGGGTGGGCGGAAGTTTCTTCGGTCGAGGTTTCGGTTTGGGTTTCGGTCGCTCGGCCAGGTGTTTGCGTTGGTAATCCTTCCACACTTTGAGTATCGCCAGTTCCTCCTCACCGGGATCAGCGAAAAACGCTGCCAATTGCGCCTGAGTCTGTGCATAGCTTTGATATCTGCCTAAGAACCTAAAAGCGTTCATCTAATCTCCTCCCGCAACATGCGTTTCCTGAGCCGCTACGGTACCGTCACGCGATTCTTTTCCGTTTCGGGTGTCCATACACCCCCGCAACTTTCCTAACGCCTCAGAAGCCAATCTGGCAACATCTTTCGATGCGGCTCTTTGGCGAGGTGGTTCACCTGGTCGCTTTGGCTTCCGGTACGGTGATGGCTTCTCGATCCCGGCGGCGAGTTGGCGGATGTGGTGTTCCATCTTCTTCAACTCACGGTACTCCTCCCGGTCTTCCGGTTGGATCGTGTTCCCGGCGATGTTGTACACCCCGCGCTCCTCCAGCACCTGCATCTGTTCGCGGATCACCGCCAACTGGCTCTTGTAGGCATAGACTTCTGATGATGTTAAAATTCTCATGATTTTGGACGCCTATCGTATTATTCGTATTATCGTATTACTCGTACTATTCGTTTAAGTATTTAAATATATATATCTCTAACGGTATATCGTACCTGTCGTACTTATCGTATGTATCGTATATAACGTATTATAGTGAAAAAAAAGCATCTAACTCGTTGTGTCGCAGTGATTAGCTAATGTAGTTTTTATTTTTTTTTACAGGTCTGTTGTATTTTTTACAGAAAAACGCAAAGCGTCTGAACTGCTTTTCGTACCCCGGTTTCAGTCGTAAATTGTCCACCAATTTGATGTTGTGGAGGACGGTCGAGTGGCACCTGCCCCACCACTTGCCGATGGCCAATGAGGTGTAATTCTCGTAGGACGCCAGGCGCATACAACACGCTCGCGGCCAGACGATCTCCGGTTTTCGACTTTGGCTTTTGAGGTCGTCAAGCGGTGTGTCGAAATACTCGGCTGCCGCCTCAGCGATATTCTGTAGTCGGCGCGTTGAGCCGGGAGGTTCCTCGGGCCACAAGATATTTTCTTTTAATTTATTTTCCATAGTTCCAGTGCTTTTGCGTAGCTTCGACTGTTTCGATCTATGCAGCTAACGATCACCCATCGCTTGCCTGCTGATTCCAGGTCTTTGATCATGTTCGTCAGTATCCACGTTTCGTCGCGCACCGCATTGGTGCCGATGCGACATGGGAAACTGAACGGAACTGCGCCCAGTCGTTCAGCTTCCTCCTTCGTCACCGCTTTTTCCGTTAGGCACATATTTTTTCGATTCCTGCCACAACTTGTTCGCAGCGGCGAACACTCGCCAACCGCGCCTTAATTCAGCCGATGACCATATCTTTTCGACCACCGGCATCGGTTCATCCCTCTTGATCACCAGGCTTATACACATCGGGTTGGGGCGCATCGTCTTGCGGTACGCAGCCAACTGATAGGCGTACTCATCGCGGAAATGCGGCTTCTTACCATAGGACTGAGTTTTGTAATCGACGATGACCGGGCCGCGTATCCCGCGCACCTCGGCTATCAGATCAATCGTCCCTCCAAAACCCCAACGCTTGCTGGTCACCGTCTTCTCGACGGCGATGGTTCGTATTAGGCGACTCTGCGCCCACCGAACGTAGGTCTCCAACCAAGGCCAGATTTCCAGGTCTTTCGACTCGTCGAACTTGCCGAGGTTGAACTGTTCGATGGCATGATGCACCCGGTTCCCGAAGTCGAGGATGTCGTTCTTGTCGAGGTTACTCAGACCATGAATCCGGTCGATGTACGACTGCTCCGACTCCTCGTTGATCCGGGGGTTGTACATCGCTTTGCGGATCATCTGGTCACACTTCCAGGTGGTCAGGTGCGGCTTCTCGATCATGCCCAGAACCCCGCTCACCGATGGCACCAGGTTCTGCACCCGCGCCTCTCTCAGCGTGGTCGGCTTGCCGTTGGGCTGGAAGTGACACGCCTCACCGTCCAGCGTGTACCAATGCTGGCCGGTGGGCGCGATTCGCTTCGGTTCCGGGATGATCATCACTGACTCCTCTCAGCGTAGTTCTCCTGGCACTTCTTGAGGTACTCGGCCTTGTTGAAATCGCCGCTCGGCTTGACGTTCTCCTGGCTCGGCATGATGGACGAGATGTTCGCCCAGGTGCGTTCCCCGCGCTCGTCGTGGGTCACGTTCACCAAAGCGCATTTCCCAACGCAGGATGCCTCCATGTCGTACCCGGAATCGGTCTTGACCAGTTCAACACCCCAGGAGTCCAGAAACGGCTTCAGCTTGCTTTTTTCGTGCAACGAGCAGTTGAACTGGTCGGTCAGGCGGAACGGTCGCCCGTCTTCCGTCAGTGCTTCCGACTCGAAGATGAAGCGTATTTTCTGCTTCGGTTCCTGGTTCTCGGCTTTCGGGTGAGCGGGAACAAGTCGCGCCCCGACCGGGCCGCGCTTCGGATCGGTATTCGGCTCGATGCCGTAGGACTCGCCAACGTCAATGACGCCCACACACACCACGTTTTGCGGCTTCTTCGGGGGTAACTCGCCCCCGCCATTACTTTCGCTAATTATCATAATATGTATCTTTCTTTTCGCGGACTATCCGCCAAATTGTTGCCCGGGAGTGAAAAGCCAATAACACCCCCGGGCGGTGATCCCGGAACATGATCAAACCGGAGCCACCAAATCGCTTTCGCGTAAAATCTTAAACCAATCATCGGCGCGGACGGTGACCAGCCAGTCGCAGTTCTTTCGTTTGTGCGCCACCACCGGAATCTGGCCCGGCTTGGCGTCCCGCACTGCCTGGTTCATCGCATCCTGCACGTTCAATCTTTCCACAAATTTCACCTCATGATGGAGGCTCGGCAGGCTCGGGCACATGACATCCGGGCTGCCGTCAGGACAGTTGCCGACATGCTGCGCCGTTCGATAGGTGTCATCACCGAACCCCGCTTCCCGTAGCTGATCCCGCCACATGCGCTCACCTCTCGCTCCTTTGTTCCTGCTGTTCACTTGCGCCTCATCGACAATACCGGGTTGGTCGCCTGGTGTTCCTCGATCCATAACTTCTTCCGGTTGGATCGCCAGTTCGCCAGGTGCTGGGCTGCCTCCTTGATCAGTTGGTTCTGCTGTCGCCAGAACACCGTCTCCATCTCGCTCCGTTGCTTTCGCTTCTCGATGAATGCGTCCAGATCGTCCTCGCCAATTCGGCGCAGCTTGCCGATCTTCACCGATGGCAGTTTCCCCGACTTGATGTACTCACGAACGGAGCGAAGCGAGATCGACAACCGATCCGCGACCTGTTGTGCGCTGAGGTACTTCATCCGAACATCAGCATCGCGATGGTTCCGAACATGAATATCACCCACATCATGTGGACGATCCGAATTGAGAGTGGCACCTCGTAGATCACCTCGCTTTTTCGATCAGTTCCTCCAAAACCGAGGTCATCGTGCGCCTGCCGGTCTGAGCTAACCGCTTCAGCTTGTCCCGGTGCCACTGCGATAGTTTGTAATGACATGATTTCTTTTTTCTTTCCGTTTTGTTCATACAGTGTATGTACACCTCAAATCCTAAAATAAGCGGTGTTCGTACACCGCTTGCAAAAAAACGCGGCTAATTAACCACGCTCTGCTCCTGTTTTTGTTTTTTGTACGCCGCCCGTAGCTCCGCTCGGTCAGTCATCGTCATGTTTTCGATCACTGTCATGTAATCGAACAAATCGTTAATTTTTTCAGCTTCCAATTGCTTCGCTTTGTCGCGCCACTTTTTGGCTTGATCGCGCTTTTTCAATTTTCGATTTTTACGGTGTTCCGAGTTTGCCGCATGATCCTGGTAGCTTTTGGTAGACCCAAAAAAGCCAAATAGGTTTGGGCCATTTACCAGCGTGTGCTGCATGCCGAGAAAAAACGCAATTGCTGCAATTCCAACAATGATGACGTTTAGTTTCCAGTTCGCCATTTTTGACAAACCGTAGTGCCGACATTTTTCCGCATTCTGCGCCTCTCGTAACTTTAGTTGTGTTTTATCCATCGGGGTTATCTTAAAGATTGGGTGGGACATACGTTGTCCCGGTGTTTCATTTCCGTTTATTACGCAGAAAACTTTTCTGCTGTGCCTTCCGTTTGTCCTGAAAATCTTCGATCAAGATTTCCATGAGTTCGCTCATCGAGATGTCGTTCTGTTTCGCAACTTCGCGCAGAACGTCCATGTCCTCCTCGTGTCGCCATATAGTCAACTGCTTCTTGTTGGGATCACGTTGATTCGGCATTATTTGGCTTTCTCTGTGACCCCGATATAGGTGGCTGTCCACCTGCTGTCAACACCCGTGTACACATTTATCCCAACTGCAAGCTGAACTTGGTTTTCTTCACTGCAACGTAGTAATCCAGCAGAACCTGGACGGTGTTGCCCATCATTTCGGCAACCACATGCACCGGGATGTTCTGGTCGAGTAACTGGCAGGCCCACTCTTTGCGGAGTTGGTATGCCGTAAATCCGAACGGTCGGAGTAGGTCATTCAGCTTCTTGGAATAACCGTGCTGACGATCCCAGTCGGTTCCCGGCAGGACGTACTCGCCGCCCGGATTGAGGTTCAGCAGGAACTGCCGATCCTCCTCGGTGAACCCGTCCGGGTACGGAATCTCGCGCTCAACCTCGTTCTTACGAGGCACGATGCGATCATTCAGGATGCCGTCAGGCAGCAGATTCTCCCGCTTGGTGTGCGCCGTCTCGATGTTCCGCTGGGCGGAGATACGCTGAATCTGGTAGAACCCGTAGATCACCGGGTTCTCGAACTTGACCACCTCCCGGAAGTACCGGTCGGCCCGCTCATGACGGTCATCGGTCGGTCGGCGATACTTCACCGGCTTGAACTTCAGAATCTTGATGGTGTCCAGGTCAAACGCCGGGCCGAGATTGTAATACTTCATCATGTTCCGCTTGAACACACCGTACCGAACCTGGGCGATGGACTTGTTCAGCTTCTTCTTGATCGCCAGTTTCTCCTCGGGATTCTTCCCGCGCTTCACCTCAGCCTCCACCCACCGATCAATCCGCTCCTTCGTAGCCTGGTGAGGATAATCCTCCTCAGTGCCTCCTATGCCGCGCAGGATGCGCCGTGCTGCCGTTTTGGCGGAGGAAACCTGCTTGTCACCGTTGTCGGAGTGATCGTCCAGCAGAGCGAAGATTTCGGCCCAATTGTGGAGGTGGGTGGCCCGGGGCGGTTCCTCGGACTTCGGCTTGGCCGGTCTGTCCCAGTTCTCGATCTGCTCGCGGATGTGTGCCGCCGCCTCGTCCTTATCGGTCAGGCGGGAGGAGAAATACTTGTCCAGCCCGGCGGGGCGACACTTGAACCTCATGGAGAACCCGCGCTGGGTCGCTTCCATGCGGCGTTTGATCCGAGTCTTGCTTGGTACGTTGATCATGCTGAAACCTCCTGGTTGACTCGCCTGACTACGTTCGCCGCCTGGGTCAGCAGTGCGGCATTTACGTCCAGCGCATATTCCAGCTTGAGCAGATCGTGATCCAAGCCATCGTTTGTCGGATGGTTGAAATTAACATCAGCGAACTCCTCGCACTTTTTAATTGCCAGTTCGAGTGGGGCGGATAAATGCAGATTCTTCTGCTTCGCTTGACCGAGAATATCGACACATTCACCGTCGAACCAGGAACGGTCGATTGCTTCAATTGCTTTTTTTATGTTGGCTTTCATTTTGGCTTTCTTTCATGCGCCCGTTTCGCAGGCACGAGGTGACCGTACACCGGTGGGTGTACACCCGTCAACACCTAAATCGTAAAAAAGTGAAATTATTTTCCGGGCCGAAAGTCACCCCAAACTCACACCACCCCACCGGAACTGCCTGCATCGTGCTGCACTTGGTTGCACTCAACGCGGCGGATATTGGGCTTGCGTATCTCGTTGATATCATTACGTTTCTGCGCGGTTTACGGGTTAATTCCCAGAAAATGCCAGTGTGGCGGAATTGGTAGACGCGGCGGATTCAAAATCCGCGAGAAGTTCGCGATTTACTGAGGAAACAGAAGCACCAAAACCGAAAGTCCCACCAAAGTCCCACCACCCCGCCGATTCACTCCCGTAGGAGGTGCCAGGCATCGCGGTATTTCTCGTAATCGTTTTCAACGCGGGCGGTTTTACCGTTGGGATAGAAGACGAGCGTTTTTTTATTTTTAACCGCGCTCGTCGGCAGGACGTAAAATGCGGTTTGCGTGGAGAGGTAGGCAATCAAAAAATCACATTTTTTACAATCCAGCGATTCGACCCGAACCTCCTGAGATAATTGACTGTCCCGGGGTGCGTTTTTTGATTTGATCTGGACACGGTGAACGACCGACTTCCAGACGGTCACCACATCGATGGGCGGCTGGTCGTTGACCGGCCAGAACAGGTCGAATCCGAGTTCAACGAGTCGTGCGCCGACTACGAACTCCGCCACTCGCCCGTTTCTTGCTCGCTTTTCCCAAAGTCCCGTAGACGTATGCGTCTCGTCGTTCACCCGTCAATCCCCGCTTCCTGGCCGACTTGACCAGTTTGTTATGTAGTTTCTTCGGCATGTCACTCCTCCGGTACCGGGACATCGGCCACCCAGTCGAAAAACGCTTGATCCATCTCGGGGTGGTGCATGGCGACCCACGCCTGGAGGACGGTGCGCTTCTCCCCGGTGATATCCTCATACGCCTGAACCAATCCCCGCATCGCTTCCATGTTCGCGTCACTCGGTACCTCCAGGTCGAACTGAGGCAGCAACGCCTCCAACTCAACATCGCTGAATGCCATGATCGGAATCTCGATCTGCGCCAACTCAGCCAGCACCTCCTCGTCTTTCGCCTCGATCTCAGCCAGCTTTTCAGCCTTCCGAACCCCCGGATCGCCTGATTTGGTGCGATTGGCCTGCAATCGCTTGAGGATCGCTTGTGAGGCTTTTTCTTCGTCGATGGGTGTCACCACACCCCCGAGGTGCCGTTCGTCCAACCTGCGCTTAATCTGGGGCAAGTTTTTCGGGGTAACGTCCACCGAAAGCCGATTCTCCAGATCGGACAACTGTTTCAGCAAAACCGAGTCCATCAACGCCTCGCCTGCCGCCTTGTCGACCTGCTTCTTCCCCGCCTCACCCCGCGCCTGCTTAATCTTCGACAGGTCGATCTGACCGAACAGGTCAACCGCCGCGCTCAACCGGGGAAACATCGTCACCAGGAAATCCTCCCGGGCTGGTGCGGGAGGAGGTTCCGGTGGCAACTCCTCAACGATTGGCCCGACATCGTGCATGATCGGTTGGTCGAACCGGTTGCTGTCGGTGAATCGCTCGACCGGTGCCACCTCCTCGGTGGCCGGGCGCGGGACACGCTTGCGCCGGTTCATCTCCATCAATCGTTGGCCGCCTTTTTTTCTCATGGCTTGCTGAATTGTTTAAGTATCTCCATCGCCCGATCTTTGCGCTCCTCCTTCTCCTTCTCGGGCAATCGATAAATCTTATCCATCACCAGGTTCACCGGTTCACTCGTCGGAGTTGCCCGGGCCGGTGTGCGCGGGCCGGGAGTGGCGGGCATGAAGTATGCCGCTGATGCTGGGCCACCTGGCATTGGCCGGGTCGGCTTCATCCGCATCTCGACTTCGCCGGTTGTCGGCTCCCGGTACGCTTCTTTCACCGATGACCAGTAGCCCGCTTCTTTGTGGACGTTCATCGCTTTCTCCAACTGCGCCCGGTTCATCTTCGGAATCTTGTGTAACCCGGGGAACATCACTTCATGCGGTTCCAGCCTGCGCCGAATCCGATCCCACAAATGCCACTGACTAGCGAACAGGTGCAACCCCGATTGCTGCGCCCGCCGATCATTCTCGGCCAACGCTTGCCGGTAGGCATCCCCAATCACCGATGCTTTGTCCGGGCGATTGATCCAGTCAACGTCATGCAGATAATCTGGCACCATCGGGTTACGCTGACCGCGACTCTCGAACTTGCGCTCGTTGCTGCTCAGGACACTCATCACTCGATCCATGAAAGCCGCATCGCCACCTTGAACGCGAAACACCTCGTCCATGTTGCGAACTTTCTTCAATTCGCTTTTCGGTGCCTTCGGAAGTTTCAGCAACTCGTCTTTGTATTTCTTGTACTCCGCTTTTAGTTCGTCACTCCGGTTGGCCGGTTTGGTGCGGTTGTACTTGGTGATGGTCTTTTGAAATTTGCTGTCCAGCTTCCGCCGCGCATCGACAAGCGAGTTCCAACGCTTGACCACACTGCGCTCGAACTGCTGGCGCGACTTCTTCGTCGGGAATAGCTTCGGCAGAAAGTTCCTCGCCATGTGCCGGTCGATGGCACTGATCGCCGCATGCACCGGGTCTTGCCAGACCACCGAGAAACTGGCGACCTTCGCAGACAATCCCCGCGCCTGGGTCATCACTTTCTCAACGAACTGATCCCAACTTTCGTCCGGTTTCTTGGTGAAGAAGTCCGGGTCTTTCTTATACAACTTCGCGAACTCCGCCAGGTTCGTATAGTCTGCCGATCCTTTGAGACCCATGCCACCCGCGCCAGATGCCTGGGTTTCGTAAAACTCGGTCATCTGCTGCTCGGCAGCTTTACGCTTCGACTTGTCAACTTTCTCGCCAGGTTCCCAGTCGATGAACGAGGCCAACTTGTCGATGTCTTCGGGTGTTCGCACACGCATGGCGGCGAACTCGAATTCGTTGGGAGTGAGCGGTTGGTTGGGACTTAACATCCCAAAAAGAAAACGGTTGAAGACCTCGACTCTGTCACCGGGTTCAGGAGTCACTGAGCGTACCAACTTCTGCTGAAGTTTGCTCGTCAGACTCTTGGAGAGAGTCGATGGATCAATCGGGTTGGCTTTTAGCCAAAGTAGATCGTAGAACGTGAATTCACCATCTAGACCTCCCGGTAGGTTGACCGATTTACCATCTTGGTCTGCAACCGGGACAATCTTGGATTGCGGGCCGAAATTGTCAACCCCGAATTGCTTGCCAAAATCAGCAAAATCCTCGGGCGACCAGTCGGCTACTTCGCGCCCACGATGGGTGACCGGTTCGCCACCCGGCATGTATCGAACATTCGACAGGTCTCTAGTTTTTATTCCTCGAACATCGCGTGGAACGGCAACCGGTTTCTCAAGTTTCTTTACGTCTTCAATTGGGTAGCCGACTTTGAATCCGTCCCAATCAAAATCTGAGCCAGGTTCGACCATGTGCTTATCTTGGTCGGCGCGAAACTTTTCAAGCGTGTCGTACACAATCGGATCGCCAACTTTCGCAGTTCCAATTATCTCAGCCGCTTTGTTCTTTCGCCCGAACGTGCTAATTATAGCAAACCGTTCACCTGTTTTTGCCAGTCGCGTAAATGCGTTGTTGTTTGGATTACGCCTCGTTTCAATCGTCTTCTTTTGAATTGAGCCATCTTCGTTTTGTCTTCCATCAACAATCCACCGACTAAACGGCAATTGCTGGTCATTGATGTTTACGCCGATACCAGGACGATCTTTTGTTTGCGCTTGTATGTCATCCTGCACCATCGCGGGCATGAACTTCGCATCGCTCACTCCGACCTCATCGACTTTCGCCCGGGCGGCCTGCTGCACTGCCATCGCCGCATCGTAATCGTTGAACAGCGGCACCTGGTCGCGCATCTGATTGTAATCGGCCTCCGGTAGCCCGAGGACGTTTTCAGGATCGCGCACCATCAGCACGACATCCGGTTCACCCATCTCCTTCGGCCAATTCGGGGGAGCGTACTCGGGATTCCACGGCACCCGGGCTGCCGGGCGGAATCCGTTCTCCGCGTAGAGATTCGGCAGGAAGCCACCCACATCAAACGCATCAAGCGTGGATGCGTATGGTGCCGCTTCAGCTAAAATTTGTCGGATGTTCGCCTGGGACTCAGGCTTCTTGAAGACGCTGACCAAATCCCGGCCAGGCGTGATTGCTAAACCTGCGGACTCGTCCGGTTCGAGGAAGAGTTTGGTCTCGGGGTCGAGGTAGAACTCGGGTTGCTTGACCTCGACTGCCGCACCGAACTTGTGCCGCTGGGCGGCATCGCTGATTGCGGCGTGGAATCCTGCGCCTCCGGTTGGAGAGTCAACGCGGAAGCCGCTTGAGCGTATATCTGTCTGAGGCGTTCGTTGCCCATCAGCGGGAGATTGTACACCCGTCTCACCAGGTGTCAACGCTTCTCCGGGCATGAACTTCTGTCCGCGTTTAGCTCGCCGTTCACGATATGCCAACTCGTTAGCCATGTTCTGGCTAACATCACCAACCAACTTGCTTAACTTTGGCTCAATGTCTGCGTGAATCGCGTCTGTTGCTTTCCACACATAAGAATTACCATGAATATCTTCAGTTTCTCTTAACGCTATATCGTCCGGCCTCCACTCCCGCCATGATTCACTAATGACTTCTTTCTTCATCCGCCGCACTTCCGCATCAGTCGGGTTCTTGATGACCTCAACATCGTTAATGTACAGCACCTCATGCGGCTTTTCCCCGGGCATGTGCCGAACCTCGTCACCCGGCATGAGGTTCTTCTTCCACTTGCGGTATGCCTCCGCCTGGGTCTTCATCGGGAGCGGTGTCCCGGCACCATACTTGGTCACCCGATTCTTCTCGATGCGGTTGATACGGTCAAAACGCCGGGTGCGTAGCAGGTTCTCGACCTGCCGCGCTTTGCCGGTGCGCTTGGTCGCTTTCCGCGCCTCGGTGATCGGGTTGGCGTCCTTCTCCGCCACATTGAAAAAGTCGTTGATGATGTCGCGCTTCGCCTGGGCGGTTGCCGCATCAGCGTCCAGCCCGGTCTCCCCGGGTCGATCCGCTTTGTGATTCTCCAGGTACTTAAATATGTCCTGCTGGAACCGTTTCGCGTCACCGTCCCACATCTTCAAGTTCCTGTGAGTCTTGCCGTCCGGGTTGCCCCAGTCGCTCAACTTCAGATTCATCGCGCCCAGGTCGAGCGTGGTCATGTAAAAGTTCTGCGCTTTGCTGACATGAAACCCAAGCGGCACCGCAATTCGTATGCCACTGCTGAGGTTGCTGCTGTATCGCTTGCTCCTGCCCAACGCAGGATTGTAATCCATGATGATCGACTGACCGGGGGTGCGAAACTTTTCAACAATATCCACAATCGCATCTTTCATCCCCGGGGGAATGATGTCGTTGGGAATCTCCAGTATCTTCGCAACCTGCGCGTCAGTCGGGATTCCCGACCATGAACCGTTTTCGTTCACCAGCATGCCGTCTGGCTCGAAACCGACCTCCTGAAGTACTTTCTGAATCTCGGCGGCACGTTTCTCCTGCAACTTCTTAATCTGTCGCTCACCGAGCAGTATGGGCATCCCAGCGACATCGTAGGCAACGGTGCCGTCCGAGTTGCGCTTGAATATGTCGTTGGTCTTGAAGTGTTCGACCAGAAGTTTCCCATCGGCGGACTTGAGTGCCGCCTCAACTTTCTTGCGTCCTTCCGCCACCCGACTTGCGCCAATCGACAAAGACGGTTTCTCCCGGCCTTCGTCCTCCATCATGCGCCTGACCACACTGTCCTTGGCCCGGACAAAGTCGCGCATGATCTTGTTCAACTCGCGATTGTTCGAGATTGGCTTGCCGTCCTTCCAGAAAACCCCGACAGGATTTCCATCTGCGCCAAACGGCACACCGGACTTTTCGAGTACCGAACGCAGGACTCTCGTCTTCTTCAGATGATCCTGGAACAAATAACGGTCAACCAATCTCTGCCGAATCGACCTGGCTTCACGCATGTATGTCGGCCCGGACTCCTTGATAAAATTCGCAAACGACTCAGCCTCGACCTCCTCCATGATGTACTGCCGCTCGGCTTCCCGGGTTGCTTCCTCATCGATTACTCGCTTGAGTTCTTTTTTACCGTCCGGGTGGATGACCTCCTCTAGATCGTCCTTATACCGCTTGAACTGATCCTCCCAGTCTGCCCGGGATTCCTCGGGTAACCGGCTCAGGTATTGATCGAAGAAAACATCAATATCCTCGTCACTGTACATCCCACGCTTCAACACCGTCCCGTCACCGGCTTTCTGGTCAAACAACACACCGCGCAACTCAGCCCGCTGATCGCCCAGTTCATCGAACTTCAGCATGGCATGCATCATCTCATGGAAGACGCTTCTCGGGCCTTCAAACCCGGTGTTGATGAAAACAGTCGGGGTGCCGTCCGGTGAACTCATCGCTCCCCGGGTTCCTGTCGGTGTCACGGTGGGCGCAACACCGTCCACCAAAACTTCCGGGTGGAACTTCTTCAGAAACTCCGGTTGCGACATATAAACAAAATTGATGTCACTGATCTTGTCCTCCCCGATGATGCCGCGCCCAAGCAGTTCAGCCACCGCAACATTCGCCGCCTCAGTCGGCGTGAGGTTCAAGTCCTGGATGGCTTTACGCTCCGCGTCAGTCTTTGAGTTGATCCACTCGGCCACCGTGTTCTCGGCCTGCTGGCGGGTGCGGTGCTTCTCCCCGACCTTTGCACCAATCACTCCGCCGCCACCACCCATCGCCATGCCGGTTCCAACCGCCCCCCCGATGAACTCCTCCTCGCCACTCGGCAACGCCAGGATCCCACCCGCTTTGCCTCCTTCGAGTGCGCCAACCACCAGGTTGTCAACAAGCGCAATCGCCGGGTCGAGGTTGGTGCCTGCCTTCAACGCTTTCCGCGCCGATTCGCTTTCCGCCACCCGGGCTGCCCGTTGCAACGTGCTTTCCAAACCTTCGGGCTTTCCGATCACACGACCAATCGCCTCGATGCCTTCACCGGCTATCGTGATCGGCTTGGCTGCCATCTGCAAATTAGAGACCTGCCTGGGCGGCGGAATCTCGACATCCCCGGCAAGTTGTTTCTGTAAGTCCTCGATCCTGCCAGAAACGTATTGGGCAAAACTTTCAGCTTGTTTCCCCGTCCACTTCGTCGCTTTCCCGGTCTTCTCGATTGCCGGGGCAATCAGTTTCCGGGTGAGAAGCGATTTCTGTCCCGCTTTAAGCGGAGCCGATGCGAGACCTACCGGCAGGCTCGGGTCGAGGAAATAGCTGCCACCTTCCGCCACGTTCTGGTTGATGTACGGTAAAATATTCTTGTCGGCTTCTTCGCCCAGGAACTCACCGAGGATCGTCTTCTTGCCTTCCCGGGCCAGATTGCGCGTGTTGAGGATGTAACGCATCGTGCGCCACTTTTCAATCCGCTTGTCCAGCATCTTCCTGTCCCACAACTTCTTGAACGACTTGTAGTCGCCCGGCTCAACCTCAACATACCCGTCTTTGCGTATGTCCTCGGCAGTTTTCTTTTTGTCGGGGTATGCCGCGTTTTGTTTCTCGGCTAGAAACCGTCTGGACTCCCGCATTCTGTCCGGTGACCAGTGATAGCCTCCCAA